TTTTTAGATTTCCAAACATTAAAAGATTCTTTATTCTCACCAAACTCATAGAATACACTAAAGTCTTGTGCAGCAAATTGTGCATCTAGTTCTTCAGAACCTAGCCATGTATTAACTTCATCATCACTTAAAGCATATCCTGTTTTAAGCATTGCAGTAGCTTGTTCTCTATTAATTTTACCTTTAGTAAACTCACGAATGATTCTCTGCATATTCTGCCACTCACGACCTTTTAATCCCTTAATATGTTCATTTACAGATAGTTGTTCTGCAGGTGCATTTGCATCTTGAGTAGGTGCATATTTAGTAATATCTATTCCTATCTTCTCTAATAACCATTCTTTAGGAGCAAGAGAAACTATTGTTGCCTCACTAAATTCAATACCAACAGGCTCAGTAGGGATAATCTTTATTTTAGTTGTAACACCTTTATATTTAGCTAACATATTAAATACACTTTCTAGGTGCATTTGTTTTGCATTTATGTAAGTGTTTTTAAATATCTCATAACCATCACGCATCTCTGTTCTGCTGCCTAACTTACCTGCTTCAGCAATACCCATAATAGATGGGGTAGTAACCTGATGCCCACTAAAAATATTAGTTTGAATTAACTCATCTACTCTACTAAAATCTTCTTTAGTTAAATCACTTGTACCTAAATCATCTACAACAGGCTTCCTAGATATATCATTGACAAAAGCAATCATATATTTCTTACCATCTGCGCCACTATATGTTTTTCTTAATCTATTATCTACATTGCGTTTCTCTTCATCATTAGGCTCACCATTAGGTAAGGTAATAAGTTTACTAGCAGAAAACCCTGTCTGTGCATTTCCTAAAATATGTTTAGATACTTCAATATCACTTTCAATATAGTTTAATGCAGCGAAGTATGAAGGCAATCCATAAATACCAATATTAGGTCTGTACTCTTTTATGTACAGAATTTGTTTACCTGTTGGTAATTTAGGATTAAATGCAGCTATGACTTCAGGCTTAACCTTATTATCTTTCCAATCCTCTTTATACCAATACTGCGTATTATCTTTATTTGTGCGTATTTTAATATAATCACAATGCCATATCTCTGCAATATTTCCTGCTAAATCCCAAATGATTTCTAAATAAGCACCACCAAATATTTCTACATCTAAAGAAACTTTTCTAGTTAAGTCGTTTAAAGATTCAACTCTATTTGCTTTGTCTATAAACGATTGAGCATCAGGCTCACCTGACCAACCATTACCTGTAATGTAGTGAACCTTACTTTTAATGATTGCACTATGCTTAGAAGATTTGTTATATAAATCTACTATGTATTCAGGATAATCATTGTTTTCCCCATATTTAATGTAGCCACCATCAATACCTTTCTTCTCTTTGAATTCAGGTTGTCTAGCCTCTGCGAATGTTAATACTCTTAAATCTATCATTGTCTAATTGTATAAGTGTCTGTTGTTGTATATGTATTATATGTTAAGGTAGAACCTGAAAGCCACATAATACCTGTTTCTAGCTTGTTTAAGCCTGTTATATCTAAATTGGTAGTACTAGCCTGTTCGTAAACTTCATAGGTGTATTGACCCTCTAATTGATTTTTAAAGCTAGTATTAGTTACAATACTAAATTCATTGTACCTATCCTTGTACAAACTTGTATCTGCAGCGTATAATTGAATGAATTTTATCTCACAATTACTGCTTCTATTTGTAAATACAAATAAATAGTTAGGGTTAGTCAATAACTGCTTTTCAGTTAATGTCATTACAATAATATTTGTTTCGCCTTTAGTTAAATGTATCATCAAATATAAATAGCAATTATATAAATGTTTTCAAATGTCCATATAACTGTAAGATTGACACACTTATTCATACGATAATGTGTCATTAAAGTAACATATAGGTATTGTTATGTTACTTTTAAAGCACAAAAGTTACCTTATAATACAACTTCGAGCCGATAATGAGCGATAATCGGCTCACTTATGATTGATAAAATAAAAAACCCCCACCTAGAAAACTAGGCAGGGGAACTAACTATGAAAAAACTACAAACTATCCCGGAGTTGTTAAAGTAGATGCTACTGCACTACTTACTTCAGGGCATAAAGAAGGTTCTGCTCCACTAAAAGTTAAAGTGTAACCACTTCTATCTCCTTCAGCAGTTCCTGTTGCAGCACTACCACCTGTTAAATCTAAAGTTCTTGTTTTACCAAGATACCAAAATTTACCATTGCTATCTTTTGCAACAGCATTTAATCTATTTTGAGCCAATAAAAGAATTTCATTTCTTGTATTTGCTTGTAACTTATTTAAAATTATTGTCAATTCAGTTGTATAATACAAAGTACCATTCTGTACATTAGATGCTACTGTTTCAGTAAACATTGAAGTACCTTTAGTTAATTCGTATTTATAAAATCTTTTACCTGCTGACTTAGTTAATGAAGAAATAACTCCACTAGCTTCAGTAACAGATGCTACATCTGAACTTGCAATAAAATAAACTTCGGTAATCCCACCTAAGGAATCACGACAATCTAGGGTATATCCCTGAGTTAATGCACACGCCATTTTTGTTTATTTTATTTATTAAAAAATGGGGAGTATATTTTAACTCCCCTTATAATTAAATTGCTACTTTAACGATTTCATCAGGGAATGCAATATTCACACCCATTTTGAACTCTGCTGCAAATCTTACTTCATCAGCCTCTTTTGCAAAGAAGATTTCAAATTTCTCTTCTTCGTTTAATAAGTCTGTACCTAAGAATAAGTTACTTAATCTCATTGCATAAACATCATTTGTACCGTTTAAACCTTGTAAAGCTACTACTTTAATAGAAGTACCCGGCAATACAAACTCGCTATCAGCCTTACCATCAAAAGCATAATTGAACATATTAGCGTTCTTTAATGCAATAGTGTAAGTTCTGAAAGTGTCCATACCACAAACGATTACAATATCATCAGCAGATACTACTTTAGCAGGGATTGCTTTGTAAACACCATCAAATAAACTTACAACATTCGCTGCAGTAATTGAAGTCAAAGGCGCACCTGAAATAAATCCTGATACATTCGCATCTACAACACCTGCTGCAGCACCAATTAATTTGATTAAACCATCAAATTTATTTAAGTTGCCATTTGCAGATGCAGTATCACCTTGCCAAATTGCAGTCTCTAATTGAGCAGCAATAGTCTTAGCTTTTCTATCTGAATAATCTTGCTCAAAAGGAATTGAATCATATTGAGAACCTGTTGGTAAAGCCTTTTGTAAATACTTAGCTTCTAATGCTTTAGGGCATAAAGCCTCTTGTACTTTGATTTTACCTACTGTTACAGTTCTTTGAGTAAAAGAAGTTGTACCTGATGCGTTCCATCCGCAAGTACCACCTGCTTGGAAGAAAGCATCTGTATCCATAATGTTAATTGTTTCTGCTGATTTTACACCAACCATAACATTACCTGCGCTCTTAATAAGGGCTGCAGTTTTTGCACCTAACACAGATGAAGACACTAATTGTGCTTCGTTTTCTTTTGTGTAGTTTGTTAATGAACTTACTGAAAATGACATTTTTTATTAATTTATTTGTTTAAAATTGCGTTTCTATATTTTTCTAATCTTTCATACTTAGTATCATTATTTGATACATACGATTGAAAAGCGTTTGCTGATTTTTGAGTAGGCTCTGCAGTTGGAGTGTTTGAAAGTGCCTCTACTAATTCAGCTACTTGTGCAAACCCTTGTTTTACTTTGCTCTCTAAATCAGAAATTTTTGCTTCTAATTGGCTTTTTTGCTCTGCAAATTCAGCCTTTAACTCTTCAGCCATAGCAGTTGTATCTTGTGCAGGAGCAACAGGTGCAGCAGGTGCAACAGGCTCTTCTACAAGAACATCTTCTTTTGGTGAAGAAATTTCTACGATTAACCCTGCCTCATCAACTTGAATAGATGTACCATCCATTAATTGATGTTCTCCTTGTGGAGCAGGTGTACCATCAGCTAATTCTACTTTACCACCAATTTCTAATGCAGAAATCATAACCTTAGTTCCATCTGCTAAAGAATATTCAGCCATTTCTACCTTAGTTACTTCAGGAGTAACAGGTGCAACAGGCTCAAGTACAGGTGGCATATCTTCAAATATTGCTCGTATTTGTTTTAATGCTTCTTTTGGATTCATTTTATTTTTCTTTAAATGTTAATAAATTATATTGTTTATCACTTAGAACTCAATCTGTTCTAATATGTCTTTTATCTTTTTCATCTTAACTTGGTCTTTATTTACTTTAGGTGTATAATTAAATATACCTTCAATAGAGAATCCGTTAATCTTACCTGCTTTAACTTGCTGCCATACTTCATCATTTTCTACTAACATAGAACAAAACCAACTGCCATCAGGTGCATCCTCAAATCCTGCCATTGGTGGAATGCCTCTAGACTTATCACTAATGAAACTTTCAAACATAGTTACCCCTGTTTCAATTTGGTTAGGGTCGTGCATTAGGTTTACATTGTTTTGATAGCCTTTCTTAAAATACTTCTGTACAATCTTCGTAATAGTATCTTTAGAAAAAGCCACATAGTAATCACCGAAAGTAGCATCACTCCTAAAAATAGGAGTGTCAGCCAACATAGCGCAACCACTAATGATACGCTTATCTTCGCTAATGATTTGAAACTTTTGTTCATTTTTAAAAGCATTCCAATTCTTTTGAATTGCAGGTCTATCAACTAATGATACGAATTGCACCTCTGCATCATCTAATAAATCATCAGATATTTCCAACATATATAAAGGTAATTCCATACTCATAAATAGTATTTTTTAAAATATTAACTAAATCTTGCTCTTTGTCTTATTGCAGTTATTCTTTCCTGACTGCTTGTAACATCACTTTCAACTACATAAGCCCTGACTGCATTATTGCCTATATCGTTAATTGATTGTTGATTTAATTGAGTAACTTGTGCTGTTGGTAATTGTGGTGGTAATGGTGCAGCAGAACTCATTGAAGGCATACTACCACCTCCACCATTAGGTACAGGTACAGATACTATTGATTTAACTCTAGCTATACCTGCTAATAATGCAGGTGCTGCCATTAAATAAGGATATGCAGGATTTACAGTAGTTATAGGATTCTTTGCTGCTTGTTTAAATATAGTAGATGCACTTAAATAAGTATCAATAGTTGCAGATGCAATAGCCACTGCCTTACCTGCTGCAGTTTCTTGTCCTATTATACTAGATAATCCTGCAGCTATATCTCCAATAGCAAATGCACTTGCCTCTTTACTTTCTACTTCTAATTCATCTATTCTTTTTTTAGCAGCTAAATTATCTTCATCTAATTTAAATCCTGCAGCTAATGCCTCTGCTTTTATTCCTAATGTTTTTCCTAAGCCATCTTTAAGCATCTTATCACTAAGTGTTTGTGCTTCTTCATCAATTGCTTTCTTTCTATCTGCTTCTTCTTTTTTTGCTTTCTCTCTTTCCTTTTTAGTTAAACCATCTTTACCAATCTCATCCATACTCATCTTTGCTCTTGCCTTTTGTCTTTGTTCAAAAGCATCAAGTTCTAATTGTAATAAACTTGCTTCTTGTGCTGCAGCTTCTGCAATCTCTGCATCTCTTAATGCTTGTTTTCTTTTCTGTTC